GTTACACAATTTTTAGAAGCTTCTACACACGATGATCCAAACGACTCAAGACGAGCAACGAAGAGTACTCGCAATTTCTGACAATATTTTCGTTCGTGACAAGGTACCAAAATACCCGGAGTGGTTTGGTCTCAACAACGAAACCTTGGAGTGGCTGGAAAAGTGCCCAACCAAACTCAAAAAGAAAGCTGCCAAAGCAATGGCACAGGTTGAGTGGGACAAGTGCCACGACTCTTTGTTTTACTGGTTGGACCACACTCAGCACGTGAAGACGGACAAGTGGCCAGAGGGTCTTCCCTACGTCTTCACTTACGACCCTCACCAGGCGTTTCGCTGCACTCTTTGCAAAGGAACGGACAAGGACCGCACTCTGACTTTCGACAAACTGGCGGTCCACCTGGAACTTGCCCACAGTCTTAGAGCTCCAAGCCATAGCGCCGTCCTCTCGTACTTCGAGGAACTGCCAAGTATCCGCCCGTTTCCCTACCACCTCCCTTACATCAAGCCCATAGCCGAGAGATGGCTCACAGAACGCTACCTCTTCATTATGAAGAGTCGGGACATGGTCGCTACTTGGATGGTTATTGCCTTCTATACCTGGGACACAATCTACAATGAAGGAGCACAGAACATCGTCCAAAGTCTGAACGCGCGGAAAGCCTATGACCTCGTCAGCCGAGCTCACCACATATACAAGAACCAACCGAAGATTCTCAGGGACATAAGCCCGGCTAAGCTGTCTGTCGGCAGCATGAAAGGCGGAGAATTCATTGTGAAGGGGGGAGAGTCTATAATGATGGGCTTCCCCCAGGACCCGGACCAGATTCGCCAGTTTCACCCTAGAGGTCTTTACCAAGACGAGGCTGCCTTTTTGCCCCAGGCAGCCGCTAGCTTTGCCGCCGCCAAGCCATCCATCCAGAATGGAGGCCGCTTCACGGCCACCAGTTCCGCCAATCCTGGGTGGTTCGAGGCGGCGTGCATGGATATGTTGAGCAACTATGACTAAAGACACAAAGTTCTTTGAGAGGCGCGTGCCCAAGACTTGGTTTACTTGCAAGCAACATGAAGACGTGTTGTCCGCCCTTCAGAACACGACCGCCCTCAGTCTCAACAAAGTGAAACTGCTTCCGAGGCCATTGGGTATGATTAACGGAGGGTTCGACATTCTCACAAGCGGCCACCTTCGACTCATTGGAGAGGCCCGACACAGGTGCGCCACGCTCGTGGCCCTCTTGGACAGTGACGCAAAGCTGAGGCGAACCAAGGGGAAGCTCCGCCCGATCATGAGCTGGCCTCAACGTGCAACATCTTTGTACTACTGTGGAGCCGACGCCGTCTTTGAGGTAGACGATGACTCCGAGTTTGTGACAATCGTCGGGGCCATTGATCCGGACTTTGGCATACCGACAATCTACGTGCGTGACAGTGGAATACACACCACCGACATCGTAACCAAGCTAATCGAGAAAATAAAAAATGAAGAGCAAAACGACGATCTCCCTGGCAAAACTTAAAAAAGACTCGTTGAGGTTCATCGACGATATACTGGACCTGCTGAAACTGAACGACTGGGAAGTAACCTTCTCCATAGTCTCAAAGCTACCCGACAACGACCTTGGGGAGTGCAGATGGAACTTGGAATTTCGGGAGGCCCAAATCAGGGTAGTACGTCCCTCCAAACTGTACCCTCTAGCGGATGACAGAATGGAAGACTACAGGACCACTATCATCCACGAGATTGCCCATATTCTATTCGCAAAAGTGACAGGAAAGCCAGGGGTTGGTCTCTCCGTCCATGAGGGTGTTGCTTTGGAAAACGGCGTGGAGTCCGTAACGAACGCCATTGACACTTTAATGTTTGGAAAAAGATACAAATACTAGTATGCCGAAAATCTTGTATGAAGACACTGGCCTTCAAATAAAGCGCAATGACAACAACGGCTTCTGTGTGGTTCGCCTTCACTACACTGCTGACCCGAGAAAGCGCTCCGAAGTGTGGAAGCGTGAAGCTCAGGCTGGGATGCGCCCCTCGGACTGGGCCATGGAATACGAAATCGACTTCAGTGCTCTCAGTGGGGACCTCGCATTTCCCGAAATTCGGGAGCACAAGGGCCACATAGTGGTTAGGCGGCCCTATCCGGAGTTCGGCCCGGACATGCCCTACTGGGGAGGCTTGGACTATGGCTCGCGCAACCCCAGCAGTGTCCACTTCTACACCATTCACGAAGGCATAACCTACTGTGTGTGGGAACTTTACGAGCCTTGCGTAAACATCGACGAGTTTGTGTACAAGGTGAAGAGCTTTCCTTACTGGGCCAGTGTGAAGTACATAGCGGCTGACCCAACCATCTTCGGGCGCACCACCCGCAATTCTCGGGGCTTGCCTTCCAGCATGTATGAACTGTTCATGGAAAAAGGACTTACTAAGCTCATTCGGGGCAACAACAACGAGCAGGCTTGGCTTGCAAAAATGAAGGAGCACTGGTCGGACCCGAACCACATCACCTTCAAAATCTTCGACTGTTGCAAAAACATGATCCAAGAATTTGAGGGGGCTGTGTATGCCTCCATGAGCGACAAGCAGAAAGCAAGCAAGAACTGGAGGGAGACTCTTGCCGACCACAACAACCATGCCATGGACGACTGCAAGTACTACATGAACAGCAGTCCAAAGACCCCCAAAATTCACCGCAGACGCGTGCGAGAATTTTGGAGATTGTACACCTAAAGAGAGCCTTATGTGGTATACTGGATGGGAGTAGGCGAGGAAGGAAGTCGTGGCTGGACAAACAAACCCTATTTCAATGATAGATGCTGAGGCGGAGCGCAACGGGGCAAAAAAAGAGATCGTCTCGAACATCATAGACAAGTTCCAAAAAATACGCAACGCCCGACGCAACAAAGTAGACATTTGGACTGAGTGCTGGGAGCTTTACCGAGGTAAACAGGACTTCAGCGAAAAGGAGGAATGGAACTCCAAGCTTGTCCTCCCAAAAAGCTTCAACAGTGTGAAGCAAGCGACCTCAACCATCGAACGCTTCCTAGGCATCTCGAAAGACCCTTGGAGCATCGAGCCGGTTGACCCCGACAATTTGACGCTCGGCGTCAGGGCGGGCCAACTCGCCCAGCTCGTCCAAGTCTTCCTGGAAAACGCTGGCTACAAGGACGAGTTCAGCACGGGCCTTGAAAGCGGCTTCATTATGGGCCTTGGGGTCTGGAAGCTTTGGTGGGAACTGGCCGACAAGCCTGAACTGGCGACCGAGTCCGGCGGCCAACTTGTGGTCCGCACCGCCAAAGAAGGCCGCCTCATGGTCAAGGCCGTTGATCCCTACAACTTCTACTGGCTCCCCGGCAGCAAGCTCAACAACTGGAAGGGCACTCTCGAAGTAATCCGTATGCCGAAGTGGGAGCTCATTGAAAAAGCCAAGCAAGGCATCTTCAACGTAGCTACTCTGGAAGAAATCAAGCGCGTCAGTCCCAGCACGGTAAAAGACGAGCAGCAAAAGACCATGACGCGTTTCGACGAGTATCAGTCTGACCAAGCATCACAAGAAGAAGTCGAACTAATCGAGTACTTCGGTCCGATCGTGCGTAACAACGAAGTTGTTGAGAAGCACGGCCACGTAATAATCGCCGACAAGACCCTCTTGCTAAGCTACAAACCCTACAAACTGTGGTCGAAACGTTACCCTTATGTGGCCTTCAGTCCTCTCCAAGTTCCCTTCCGCACTGAGGGCGTCGGCCTCGTCGAAATGGTCCGAGAAATCGACAAGGCCCTCAACAAACTCGCCAACCTGAGCATGGACGCCCTTCTTTTCCGCTTAATGCCGATCTTCGAGGTCTACCCCGATCTGTTCGAAAATGAAGAGGACCTTCGGACCGGCATTGCTCCCGGCAAATTCTTCATGCGCAGCATGTCCGATATTTCCGGGGTTCGGGCCATTCAGCCAATCCAAACAGAGGACATCAGCAATGGTGCTGTCCAATTGGTCGGCTTACTCGACAGGTCTCACCAGGAAGGCGCTTTAGTCAGCGAAGTTCAGCAGTCCATGCCTCGTTGGCGGGGCGTAACGACCGCAACCGAAATTGACAAGAAAGTCGCCCAGCAAGACACCTTCTTCGGCAATCTCGCCAGTAGCATCGAAAACCACGCTCTGAAGCCAATGGTCGAGCTGTCCATCGACTTAATCATGCAATACCTGGACACGAGCAATGACCCGCGCGTCCCCGCAATTCTCGGCGTCAACGCTCCGTCAATTCAAAGCTTGACCAGGAGCCAACTCTTAGAACTCATCAATGGGCAGTACGTCGTGAAAGTGACTGGCATCTCCAACCAGATCAAGAACGTCGAGGTCTTGCAACACCTCGTGCAATTCCTGAACATTCTGGGGCAAAACGGCGACAAGTGGCTACCCTACATCCGTCAAGATGTCCTGCTCCGGAAAATCCTGGCCGCCTTCCGAGCCGAAATTCCGGACATTGAAGACGTGATCGAAACTCCCGAGGTAGCGACTGCGAAGCTCCATGCCTTTGGAGTCGAGAAAGTCACTCCCGACATGCTCAAGTCTCTGCCGGGCATCATCAACGCCGAGAACAAGAAGATGCAGCAACTTGCCGCTATGCAGCAGCAACAGGCTTTGCTTGCCAAGCAGCAGCAGCGGGCCGACGAGGAGCATAGCATCAATCTCTTCAAGGCCATGATGGACATTGAGCTTCGCTCGCGTGAGCTCGACATCGAGGAAATGCGGGCAAAGGCCGCAATAAAGCAAGGAGAACGAAAGAAGTAAGCCAAAAGTTTTCTCAAACGGGAAAAGAGCAAAATGAAGAAACTTTTACTAGCACTCATCATGGCAGGAGCCCTGGCTTTCGGCCAAGGGGTCGTCTCCCCGAGAATGCTCAAGCAAGACGGAGCAACTTCCGGCCAGTGCTTGCAGTGGGACGGCTCAAAGTGGGCTCCAGCCGCCTGTACAACCTCCGCTGGCTCCGGCACCGAGTACCAATACAACAATAGTGGAAGTTTGGCAGCGGGGTTACAATGGCACTGCCCAAACGACATTGTGGGCTTTGGGGGCTGCACCGCAAGTTTCCCAGGACTGAAGCGCTCCGGCACCCGTCTAGAGGTCCGGTTGGCCGATGACAGTGGACTAGCCGAGCTTAGAGCAAAGAACATTTTCGCTGGTGCTGCGAATCTCCTGGGCTTTGCGAGTAGCACTGCGCTGTATGCTCCGTCTGATGGGAGTTTGCGCTTGACGAACGCTGCCGGAACAGACTTTGGCCTTTTGCAGTTTGGCGGTACTACCTCGGGCTTTCCGGCACTGAAGCGCTCCAGTACTGCTCTGCAGGTGCGCCTCGCAGATGACAGTGCTGATGCTCTCCTCAAGGCCAGTGTCTTTAATGCCTCGACGGGCTTCCAGGTGAACAGTGCAGCAACGTCCGGAAATTTTCTTCGAGGCAATGGAACTTACTTCGTTTCCAGCGCGATTCAAGCTAGTGATTTGCAGGATCTGAACTACACTTGGACCGGTGCTCACGATTTTGGTGGAGCTACTTTGGAGGTGCCTAACAGTACGAGTTTGCCTGGGACGTGTACTGTTGGTGAAGTCTATGTTGACAGTGATGCTAGTGCCGGGCAGCGGTTGTACTTATGTGAATCTGCCGATACTTGGGTGCTTCAGACGCAGTCTGTTTACAATGTCAAGGCCTTTGGCGCTGTTGGGGATGGGGTGACGGATGATACTACGGCTATTGCTAATGCGATTACAGCGGCCGGGGAGGGTCAAACTGTTTACTTTCCGCCTGGTACCTATATTACGGACACCATGGTGATTGGCCAAGCGACCAATGTTCGAGGGGCAGGTCCAGCGGCCACGATCATCAAGCCAAAGGCGGGAACCACGGGTGAACTGCTAGATGTTCATGGTTCAGCCGCAATCAAGTACAATTTGATAATAGAGGGTTTTGCACTTGACCTGACCGGTTTCGATACATTGGATGGGATTGCTATTGACAACAATTACAATAGCATCTTTCATGACATTCGAATTGATGGTGGTGCCTCTGCTATCAACGTAGGTGGAGATTCCGGGGTCCATTATACTGTCCTGCAGCATATCGATATTGTTGATCCACATGAGTACGGGCTGGAGATTGATGCAGATCATACAGGTGAAATGAAGTACACGGATATTGACATTCGTGTTACCGATGCCGAAATTACACTGACGGCCTATGTCTATCTTCACAAGGTTTTGGCTAGTGGAGCGGGCGGTCAGTATTTCGATCACATCTGGTGCAACAGATCTGCTGGAACCGTCAACAACGGCTTTTACGCCACGTCTAGTGAGCAGGATACTATCTTGAGTATTGTAATGAGCCAGTCTATGTTTGACAACGTGAATGGGAGTGGCTATCCCCTTCGGTTAAACAACGTCAAGCAATTCTCTGGAGATCAGCTTTGGTTGTATGACGGAAGTGCCGGTGGAACCGCAGTTGTCTACGTAAGTGGTGGGGGGCTACATCGTATATCCGACAGCTTCTTGAGCAGCTCGGCGGGTGCAGGTCTATACCTTCGGAATGTTGCGGGAATGCAGGTATACGGGAACAGGATTAATGTCGAAACACACCACTTTGATCTGGACGACGCAAATCCATGCTCGAATTTAGTGATTGGTGGAAATCTGCTTTTGGGAAATGCCGATCTCGGTTCGGAAAGCAGTGAGCTCGGCCTGCGAGCTGGTGACGCCTATTACAGTGGTATGCGGATACTGGCTGGGGGCGCTACTTCTGCTTCCACACTTCAACTTATCCACCCGAGTACTGGGACCACACGTTATATTCGAGTTGTTGGTAGTGATATTCAGATTCTATCCTCGGCTTTTGGGGCGGCTCAAAAACTCTACGATGATGGTCGGATTGGTGGCGCTTCATGTACATTTGCAAACCTAGCGGCTGACGCAACAGATGGAGACAGAATCTACTGCTCAGACTGCACTAAGGCAACACCGTGTGCTAGTGGCGGCTCCGGAGCGTTGGCTGTGCGAATCAACGGGGCTTGGGACTGCAACCCATGAGCTCCAAGGGTATGAGAGTGAAGTTAGTGCTATTGGCTCTCCTTTTGATATTGCCCTTCACGGCAAGAGGGGCTAATGTAGGGGCTGCAGTGTATACTTGCGTGTCGGTTACTGATGTAGTGACTGCTACGGTTGAGGGGTTTGCTTGTCAGCGAGACGTTCAGCTAACGTCGGCTGTGTGTGGGTGGCACCAAGGTGAGCGATGGGCGCAAACTCTTGGCTACAATGTTGATGGTGTACCAGTGCGTTGGCGCAATGACGCAGAATATGCACTGTCAACATGGGGGTGGCTCGCTGGTATTCGGTTTGTGGCACGCCAGCCTGATGAGCCGGACACGCTGAGAATTGAGTTTGGGCCACTGCGCTACGGAATTCTCGGGCAAGCTTACTATCCGTGTGCGGGGAAGAGCGCCGCCGGGAAAATCACAATTAGCAGTACACAAAACTGGGACGAAAGGCCAAGTCTACTAAGGCAGGTTCTTCTTCACGAACTGGGCCATGCACTCGGTCTGGGCCATAGTGAGGACGAGCGCTCGATTATGTACCCAAGCATAGTTTGGGGGCAACACTTCATTCTGCAATCAGATGTAAGGGCGCTACGGAAGTTTTATCAGGTGCGCTTTGTTGTTCCCAGTAGACGAAGGTAGAGATCATGAGTTTTTGGAAGCGAATGTTTGGAGGTAAAAGAGAGATGCCGGAACTACCGGAGATGTTTCAACCGGGCACTTTGCTCCAGCAGGCCTATCGGGCCATGTTGGACTATGTTGCCCAACTCAACCGCAACCTAATTGCTCAATACTACCAAGCTGTGGCCAACTACAACGCTATGGCCAAGAAGTACTGGAGCAACAAGGCAGTCATGGACAAGGTTTCCGTGCCGCAGGTGCCTCTTGGCTACGACGTGGAAATGGACAAAAACGGCGTTCGCATTGTTCGCACTAGCCAGCCCGTCTGCGACCCTCTGCCCTTGTGGAAGCATGAAGAGCAGCCTGAGGGCCAGGTAGCGTTTGGGCAGCAAGTGGACTTCCCCGTGGAGGGCAGCTATCAAGCCAGCGCCATGATTGGAGGCAAAGTAAAGACGTCCACCGTGGCACCTGGGACTGTTGTTGAGCATGAGGGAAGGAAGTACAAGCTCCAGCGCTTCAACGTTCCGGTTGGCTACGTTGCCGTCTGGGTCCCTACGGAGGTGGAAGGATGACACCAACACAGGTTTTAGCTGCCATTCAGGCTTTGGCTACGGCCACTGCCGAAATATTCAAATGGCTCCAGACGCCGCAGGGCCAGCAGGTGGTGGAGCAGTCCCTGAAAGATCGCCAGAAGTGGGACGAGTTCTGGCAACAGGTTGGGAGCGCCCTTCACGATCTGTTCACGGGGAAAATGTTCAATGACGGCAACTGACCGGAAGGCTTTGCAGTTTGACGAAAACTTCCGTGCTTGGGCAGAGGCAGTAGGAGCACCGCCATGCACCCTACTGCCTCACGTGTGTCGCCCATTGCGAGAAGACCGAATTTTGTTCTTTGGCACGGAGCAATGGCGCGCTTTCCTGGCTTCAAGCCGCTTCGTTCCATGGAACATAATGATCAAGGAGCACGCGCCCCTTGGTCGCAAAACAGCCTTTAGAGGCTTTCGGGAGGACACTCCTTTTGCTGCTTTGCAAACTGTCCTTCACATTGACCCATACTACGGCTTCTTCATCGAAGCCGATTTTGATGTGGGCAACCCAGCCGAAGGCCTTTTGCCGCTGCTGACCCACGTAGGGGAATTCTTATGGTACCGGCTTCCTGCCCTTATCGGCAAAAGAATCAAGCTGACCAACCCTTACCTCATCCGGAGGCTTTTGGCTCGTCGGGGCATTAAGGCCCGAAAAGTGTAGAGCGATGGTATAATGGGAAGTGTTGGCCGCTGGTGTAGCTCAATTGGCAGAGCGGTGGGTTTGTAACCTACGGGTTGAGGGTTCGAGTCCTTCCACCAGCTCCAAGTTTTGAGGAGGAAAGATGATTGCTGAAGGAACAAAGACCGTCTCCAGTGCTGGTACAGCCGAAAGACTTTCAGCGACTGATGTGTACGTCTTCTGGCTGACCATTCAGGCCGATCCGTCTAACACAGGCAATGTATATCTTGGTGGGGACTCAGTCTCTTCGTCTTCCGGGATTCAACTGGCACCAGGTGACAGTCACCACTTCCCACCGATAAGCCGCTACTACGTCTATAACTTGAAAAACATTTGGGTGGACGTAGGTGAAGACGGGGAAGGTGTGAAGTACATTGCCGAGCAGCGCTACTAAGGAGTAGTCCATGAAACGGTTTCTTCTTCTACTTACCCTGGCAGCACTGACTTGGGGTCTGACAGCCCAAATTCACCGAAGCTTCGAGCCTCCTACCCGCCACGGACGGGGCCTCGCAACAGCTCTTGGCCTCCCTGCTAACCCTGCCGCCCTCTACACCTTCGGCCCTGACGGCTCGCTGGTGCCCGGTGCGCGGTGGTTTTGGGTGGGGTGGAATTTGCTGCGGTGGTCGGAGGCGTTTGACAAAGACTGGATAGCCGTTAGAGCCTCGGTCTCTGCCGATGTTGTGGCTGCGCCAGATGGTTCGACAACAGCGGATCTGATAGTCGATAATGTCGAGAACGAGAACCATATTATCAATCAGGAGCGAGACGTTCCAGGGGGTATTTACACGTATAGCGTTTGTATTCGACCCGCTGGGCGAAACTGGGTCAAGTTGCACTGTTACATGCCTGGGCACGGGTACGCCTATGCCTATTTTGATGTGAACAGCGGCACACTGGGAACTGTGACAGCGGGTTCGAGTGCATCTATTACCACATTGGGAAATGGATGGTATCGTTGTGCCCTTACAACGCGCGTATACTCAGGAGCCGAATATTGGTATCTGTATCTGGCTACAGGAGACGAAGGCACACCGTACACAGGCGATGGCGCTTCTGGTGTATATGTTTGGGGCGCTATGCTTATCCCCGGCTCCCACACAGCCGCCGAGTGCGCCGCCCTCTACCAAAAAACCGAAGCCCAGCAAACCTTCCATGACTGGTCTGGCAACGGATTCGACGCCGTCCGAGGCTCCAGTGAGGCCGAGGACACCAACGACCCGGAGTTGACGCCGAGCAGCAGGAACCTCCTGGCAGCGGGGAGCACGGACGATTGGACACATGATGCCTGGGGTGCTTCTGGAGGAGGCTCCGTAAATGCCGATGCCGCATTGGCACCAAATGGGACCATGACGGCAGACCAGCTTGTCGGTGATGCCGATGGATCGTGGTTTGTCCAAACGTATAATCCATCTACCGAGGGTCTGACCTATACGTTGTCATGGTGGGATAAGGGCAGCGGGTCAGTTAGGGTCACAGCAACGGAGGCTGGTGGAGATTACACCAGCTATGGCAACACAGGCTATTATTCCTTGGAGCCCGAGTGGGTGCGCAGGACACTGACGGTTCAGGACGCGGTTGACGGTAATGGCATACGTATTGTTCTTCCGGATAGGGTTGAGTCGGTCGATACTGTCTACGTGTGGGGCGCTCAACTCGAAACCGGCTCCACCGCAACCGCCTACACCAACCCGGCCGAGGAGAGTCTGGTGCAGGGGGCGACGTTTGATGGGGTGGATGATTATGTTGCCTTGCCTGATGAGTCCGCATTGAAGCCGGATGCTTTTACCGTCATTGCTGTACTACGGATGCATGACGCTACAGATGGTGAGCCTGTGATTAGTTGGTCTGCTACAGATTCACGCCCGGCGGTCTACGCAAGGTCGCCAGACGACTGGGGCAATCAGAGCAAGCCACTAATCTATCTCAATAGCGAAAACTATTGCTATTTTGCCGAGACTATCGAGACCGAAACCTGGCACGTCTTAGCTGTCACAGTTCCTGGTAGTGGACAGACGGATATAGAAGAGTCCGCTTTCTACCTTGACGGTACGGCCTTGACTGTTGACACGGCTTATAGTGCTGACTCTCAATTATCCAAAAGTCAGCCTTGGCTTGGTCGTGCTGGCGACTACTACGGTCATATGGATCAAGCCCTCATCGCCATCTACTCCCGCCCAGTCAGCGCCGCCGAGATCCGGCGAGCCTACCGCAGCATTGCGCGGCTCTACTGGGACTACAGGAGCATTTGCGTGAGCGGCTGGGAATCGCACTGCCAGTCGCCGCCGTTGCACGCCAAGCTCCTCGTGCCTTGGCAACCTGACGGCACTTGGGCATTGGCGATGCTACCGAGGAAGCTGGGGCTGGTGCCGGTTTGGAGAGAGGTGCAATGACGAACTTCGATAAGGTTGCATTGGCGTTCATCTTGATGCTGCTGGCGTTCGTTCCGGATCGGCGTCCTAGAATGCGCTATGAGCCAGTGGACGTGGAGGTCTGCCACGAGGCCGTTGTCTTGACGTGTGCTGAGGCCTTGTCGCCAGACAGAATCCAACAAATCACTCAGCAGATGCGGCGGAGGCTTCTGCTACACGGAGGTGAGAGATGAAAGAAAACAACAAGGATGATCTCTATCGTAAGAAGCCAGTGATCGTCCGGGCGCGGCGCTGCACAGAGCGAACCGTGATCCGCACGCTGGAAGGGGACATGGTTGCCGAGCCGGGCGATTGGATCATCACTGGCGTTAAGGGCGAGCAGTACCCATGCAAGGACGACATTTTCCAGCAAACTTACGAGAAGGTTGAGATACCAAGCCGTTACACTGCGTACCATTATGAGTAATGCAATGATCGAACTTGAACGAAACGATAGACATTGGTGCGAACTGTTCATGGTAGCGGCGTCTTGGATTACTCTGCTGTTCGTCATCGTTTTGGCCGCTGCTACACTGCATGGGCAGGAATTGAAGCCTCTAGAAGCCCCGGTAACCGACAGCGCCTGGACCGCCTATCGCAGGCCGACAGACGCCACGGAGCTTGCCACGAGACTTCGGCAACTGCGGCGCTATTGTGCAGCCGGGCGAGGACTGGCTTTCGGGACACCGGCGCTCTTCCGCGATCCTCAAGGGCGACTTGTGGCAGCGTTCAGTCATCCGACGTTTGCCACGCCACACAAGGTTGTCCTGGACGCCGAGGGCAACATCGTCAGCGAGAGCGGCGGAGACAGAATTCTCCTGGTGCGCGGCAAAGCATTGATCGAAGCGGCCAAACAGCTTTGCGCCCCGGCTTTCAGGGATGGGCGGCGCGACCGGCGATTTCTCAAGGCGTTTTGGGAGCTAGACCAGGCCAGCGGCAATGTGCGATTTGTGAGGAAGCTGCCGAAGGGGCTGAAGCCGGTGGAGGCCCCGGAGTGAGGTTTCTTACTAGCCAACTGTTTCCACGTGACACTTTGGAGGCAGAAGCAATGACTTGTCCAAGCTGCGGCTGCTCCGTACCTTTAACGCCTTCACGATACGCAGTCTCCCTCATTGAAGCACTGTGTGACGAGTTCGCTCGACAACAGCACAAAGACCCCGAAACAAAACAACTACTAAACCAGGCAGAAGCCTTTCTCAAAGGAGTCAGAGGCAAATGCATGGGTTGAGCGTCAGCTTAGCACAAGCAATCCTTTGATACTGTCCAATGAACGCCAAACTCCAGCAACTGGTTGACGCCCTGCCGTGGAACTGGAAGGACCTAGCGCAGCATCTGGACATGCTGTCGCTACGATGCGAGAAGAAGCCGCCGGGCTGGGTTGTCCCGAATGATCCGATTGTTCTGGATCTTGTGAAGATCGCAGCAAAGGTTTCAAGGGATCGCGGGCTGAAACCGCCGCCAAATTACGACGAGGAATATCGGCAGTTTGTGGAGCGCTTCGAGGAACTGTACGCCAAGGGCGAGATATGACAGGGTCCTGACTAGTGAATTCAAACAAAGCGAAAGTTAGGTATAATAGAGAGGCAAGACTATGCCAAAAGAACTGGAAAGAAAACTACGACGACAGGTGAAGCACATGAAGCTTCGCCGAAGAAAAGGCGAAACCCGTAAAGAAGCCGAGGACCGCTACGTTTACGGAACTCTTCGCAAGACAGGTTGGAAGCCCAAGCGTAAGAAGCACACAAAAAAGAAGAAGTAATGCAACTCGCCAAACTAGCATGTATCGCAACAATCTTTGCGGCCACCAGCCTGGCCTGTGAACCAACGCTCAAGCCTTGCTTGGTTACCGCCAACTTCTCGACAAACCTTGAAGGCGACCCAGATACACGCCCCTCTACGTGGGGCATGGCCAAGGCTCAGACATGGACGCTACAATTCACCCCGCTGCCAAACACCCGAGTGGAGATTCTTGAGGTCTCAGGTGACTTAGTGGCATGGCCGACTACAGGGGGCCTTGGCCCGGCAATTGTGGAGCCAGGCCGTTTTGCCGGAGTGCTGTTTGGGCTACAGACGACTGAGCCTGAAGGCTCAACCCGTGCTTTCCCAGCTTCCGACAACACTCTGATCTACATTCAGGACGCGGTAGCCCAGGAGCCCAGACGCGCTTCTTTCAACCGTCACATCAGGCGTACTCTGCCTGCCGACAACAAAATCATCGTGAAAGTCGCAGTCTGGCTCAATGACACCGGCTACAAAATCCACATTGAACCAACATTCACCATCAAGTACCGTTTCGTCCCCGCCAACTACAGGGGGTGGGGGGTGTTTGGCAGCGGGGTTCTAGAGTTTCGACCGGCCTCGGAAAAGGAGGAATAAATGATGGATAAGCTTCTTAAGGTATTGTCTCCCGGCAAGACAGTCGGGATGAACACGACACTTGGGGTTGTTTTGTACTGGATTTCCCAGATGGAGTTCCAGACGGAAGTGGGGCGGATTGTCCAGATGGTCGTGATGGCGGCTACTGTTGTCGGTATTGCCGTGGTCACGAACCTTGCACATCAGGCTCCAAGTCCTCGTAAGAAATGATTAAGCAGACAAGGGTTGAGAGGCAGAAGAAAGCTATTGCAGACGCTGATCTTGTCACTAACTTGCTGGAGCACGCTGGCTGGGTGGATGTAATCAAGCCCAGGCTGGAGGCCAAGGTGAATGAGCTTAGGACTTTGCTCCCGCAACTTGTGCTGAGCTCGGGTCTGCAGGTGACTACAGGAGCTACGAAGGAGCAAGTGGCTGCTAGAATTCAAGGTATTACCGAGGTCATTAAGCTGATTGAGAATATCCTTCGGGATGGAGCTACGGCTTTTGAGGAGCTTAATGCCTTTGGTAAGCTAAGTACGCAGGAGAAGCCCAGATAGTATAATATAGAGGTAACATTATGCCAGACAACGATATCACCAAAAACGAAGAGAGCACTGAAGAAGCACCGGTTACGGAACCGGAAAACAGCGGCGTGGAAGAGAAGACCGCCCGCGAAAAGATTTATGAGAAGTACTACGGGAGTCAGGCAGACTCGCCTGTTGTGAGCACAGAGGGAGCTAAGGAAGAGGAATCCTCGGCTCCACAGGAAGAGTCTGTGATTGACAGGGACCAGGAGATGTCCGCGAAGGAGGCCCCGGAGGCTAGCGAGGGTTCGACTGGTCCGCGTAGTGAGGAGGAAATTGCTCGGAAGTTGGCTGAAGTGGAGGCTTTGATCAAGGCACAGCAGGAGGAGATTGCCCGCTTCAAAGCGGCAGCATCTTCTAATGAGCCTGAAGCTCCACAGCCGGTCGAGGAGCAGAAGCAAGAGAGTTGGGTAGAACTTTATCGTGAAGGCAAGTTCGAGGAAGGTGATCGTGCTCTGGCTCGGCGCATTGATGAGCTGAATGCTCAGAAGAGGGCTTCTGAGGCACAAGCTATCATGGCGCAGACAGTCGAGATGCTTGAAGCCAAGCACAGAATGCAGAAGTTTACCGACGAGATTAAGCGAGAAAATCCCCATTTGAAGAATCTTGAAGGGGTTTTCAATTCCGCTATTGAGCGCGATATCATTCGTGCGAAAGAAGAAGGCAAGATTAGGAGTCACAAAGACTTTGCCGATTTCTATGTTGAACGGCTAAAGGCTTATGTGGACAGCGCGAATAATGTTGTTAAGGAGTCCCGCGCCTCTGGTGCCAAAGACGCTACTGTTAGAACGCAGGAAGTTATCAGTGAAGGGGTAATGAAGCCACAAGAGGTTTCGTCTCCTCGGGTTCCTGAGAAGGAAGAGGAGAAGAAGCAAGAAGTGCCGGAAGACCCCCTTGAAGCTTATATCTTTTTGCGGAGACAACAGGCAGCGAAACGTGATGGGCTAGCAACTTAACCAAAGGAGATGAATTATGGCAGGACAAACATGGTCAGTTGGCTCTCTTGGAGGCACAGGCATCGGCGCGGTTCCGTATCTGTCGGATCGCTTGCGCTACGTGGCGCAGCCGGAGTGGAGACTGCGCAGCTTTGTGGACGTAAAAGAGGCCATTGGCAAAAATCGTGGAGACACCTGGCTTTTTGACAAAGTCGGGAACCTTGCTACGCAGGGTACCACGTTGATTGAAACGGCTACCATGCCGGAGACCAACTTTACGGTTGGTCAGGGTACGGGAACTATTGATGAGTGGGGTAAACTGAATTGATTGCCCTTTTACGTGGTAGTTGCAGGAAAGCCCTAAAGTCATCGGCCCCTACTGATGGAACAGTTCGATGGATGTAACAATGGGTAACCCGCATATGCAAGAGGTTGAGATGGCATACTTGGCAGGATTGATTGATGGGGAAGGGACGATCACCTTAGAAAGATCGGGCAATCGTCGCCTGAACGGCATGATGGGTCTGAGCCCCAAGGTGATTGTAACCAACACGGACCGGGCGATTGTTGACGCTACTATGACAATCATGCGTCGGCTCGGCGTGAACCCCTATGTTAAGGTACAGTCTCCTGCTAAGCGCAAGAAGACTTGCTTTTGGGTTACGGTCAGCGGTCTTAGCAAATGCAAGAAAGTGCTGGAGGCCGTGAAGCCTTACCTGGTCGGCAAGTTGGCGCAGGCTCAGCTTGTACTGGACTTTGTGGAAAGTCGAGGCAATTCGCAGGCCGCCAAAGGCCAGCAGTACAGTGAAGCTGAACTGCAAATTCTGGATAAATTGCGTGCTCTCAACCATCGAGGCGTGTCAGAGACTGAAGACCACGGGCTCCGTTGGAAGCTAGCTTCCAAGAGTCAAATGACAGTCCACTCCGCAGTGAAAGCTGCGGGCTGAGTGAATAGCGTTCCGTACACCCTGAAGATTGATGCTCTTGGGCAGATTTCGATCTCGTCCGTTACTGAGCACAAGCTCAGGGATGACATGGTGGCTGCCCTGGAGAATGGCTGCGGTGACGAGTATGTGAAGACTGACTTCATTGCCGTCAACGTGGGCACTGCTTCGGTGGCGATCACAACTGATGGTACCGCCACTGCTACTGCTTCGGCGGATCTCACTGCCGCGAATGTTCGTTCCATTGTGAACTTCATGAAGCGGAAGAAGATTCCCAAGTATAGTGGTGGGACATATGTGTGCGTTGGCTCGGTGAATTTGCTTGCTGGACTTCAGGCCGACACCGCGACTGGTGGCTGGATTGATGTGAGCAAGTATACTGGTGAATTTGCCCGTAACATTCACAACGGCGAGATTGGTAAGTTTTACCAGACTCGGTTTGTGGAGGAAACCGGGTACTTCTCCAATACCATCGGTAGTGGGAGCGACAACGGCTCCGGCGTCTTCTTCGGGATGGACAACGTCTATGAGGCGGTGGCTATTCCGGAGGAAATTCGCGTGAAGAATTCCACTGACTACAATCGAGACCTGGGCTTGGCGTGGTACGCCCTGCTTGGCTTCAAGATTGTGTGGGATTACTCTGCCGACAATGAGCAGCACATTGTCTACGTGACAAGTGCGTAGGGAAAGGAGGAGTAATTATGGCATACCCTGACCAGAAGTATTACACGCGGCAGGTAAACCTGTGGGGCCAAGCAGTAGACTTCGGCACTGCGGGCGGCACAACTGTCAACTCGACAGATGCTGTGAAGCAGCTTCCGAAGTTCTTCCGCAAAACCAAGGTTAACAAGCTCCGTCTGCGTTGCACAACCATTCCGAACGATAAAGCTACTGATCTAGTAGCTTCGTTCTTGAATGGGACAGACACGTTTGCGACTGTGACTCTGACGACAGCGACCGCTGATCAGTCTCTTGATGCTACGGTCACTAGTGCAAATGCCGTGTTTGACGCAGACTCTCAGCCGACTGTGAAAATCACTGGGACGGCTACCGCTTCCGGCGATAGCCTCGGTGACTTTGACATTTGGGCTGAGACCCAGGAAGTCTACGAGTAGTAGCCTTAGATTGCTAGGAGCTGGGGCACCTGGCTCCTAGCCCACTTTCTACCTACTCAACTTGGTGCAAGCCCTTGAGTAGGTTATCACTTGACTTTTGTCAAGGTTTGTGGTATAGTAAGAGTGGAGGCTGCCCAAGGGTCTAGGCTGCTTGGGAGGTCTCCCCTTACGGCCCGAAAGGGCCGTTTTCTCTTGACAAATGGAGAAGTTTGTGGTATACTCAGTGTGAGTATGCCTACAAAACAACCTGCAAGAAAGACCAAAACCAACTGGAAGGCCCTTTACCAGGCTAAGATCTGGCCAAAGGAAATCATTTGTCAAAGCTACTATCCTACCCACTTCGCAAATGTAGCTTGCCATAGCCGCATTATTCCCAAGGTAGAGAACATCAAGAATCACATGAGGAACTGTTCGGACGATGTCGGCCTGGGTATCTATGTCGTTATGGAAACCCGTTCCGAGGGCTGTCCCTTGTGGAAAGACCTGGAGGAAGCTGGCATTGAGGCACTGGATTTTCGCTGTGCCGTAGACAAACAGGTTCTACTTCACGTTGTCTTATGAGCAGCCCATTGACGAAGAAGAAGAGTTCTAGGCTGCCGCCATGGGTGGTTTACCATAGTGCTGCATACATGGGAGGTAAGGGGCTGTTGTATGGTACCGGCCCCATATACAATAGGGAGGCTCGTACCAAACAGAACTTCGCCTTTCCAGTAGAGAATGGCGATTTTTCACTATTTGCAAATGACAGATTCGACTTTGTTTTACTGGGCAGTGTTGGTGCTGATATCACTGAGTCTGTTGTATCTGAAGCCGCCGGACACTTACGTGTAGGCGGCAACTTAATTCTTGCTCTGTCCTTCTCAGATCCTTCCTCAGCCCTTCCCCAAATCAATGAAGTTGTCTCCAAGTGTGGGTACTGGCTCAAGAAAGACCAGTTCGTCAAAGACGGCATAGTCTACGCTATTTTTAAGCGGCTTCGGGGGCGGCTTGGGCTGAAGCAGAACCCCGCTGCCAAACACCCTCGGGCGTGTGTGAGTCGGTTGGGGGCCATTGGGGACATGATTATGGTCACTCCTTTGCTTAGGTGCTTGAAGGAGGACGGCTACCATGTGACTGTCAATGGCTCAACGGCGAGCATTCCGGTTCTGTTCAACAATCCCAACGTGGACAATATAGTTCCGCAAATTCGCAATATTGTGCCTAACCGGGAGCTTGGGCAGTATTGGGCGTACTGGGCCAAGAAGTACGATAAGTACGTGAATCTTTCTGAGAGTATTGAGGGGACGCTGTTGAAGGTCGAGGGCAGGCGGGACTTCTACACAACTAAAGAGTGGCGGCACAAGATGTGCAATGTGAACTATTATGATGCTAGTTTGGCAGCGGGGTCATATGGGCATGTGAGGGGGAGGAACGGGGAGATTTACCTGACGGCCAAGGAGCGCAGGTTTGCTAAGCGGATGTTGCCGGACGATACGTTCAATATTGTGGTGTCCTTGACCGGTACCAGCCATCACAAGTATAATCCTTTGCTCGGTCCTGTTCTTGGACGTTTGTGCACTCGCAGGCGATTGATCTTACGGGGAAGACAACGTTGAGGGAGGTGTTTGCTCTGGTTGAGCGGGCGGATCTGGTTATTGGGCCGGAGACGGCGCTGACAAACGCGGCTGCTTGTTTTGACACGCCTGAGATCGTCTTTTTGTCTCACAGTACGCGGGAGAACTTGACGAAGTACTGGAAGAATTGTGTGGCGTTGGAGCCGGAAGGGTGTCCTTGTTACCCGTGCCACCAGCTTCATTATAGTGAGGATAGTTGTCCGCTGGCCAATATTCAAGATGAGAAAGGGGAAGTGTTGGCTACCGGTCCGCTGTGTGCTATGGGAAGCGTGTCGGCCGAGAGAATAGTCAAGGCCATCGACGATTTGAGAGGTGACTGTGCTATAATGAAGAGGCATGGCACTACAATGGACGCGGAGCGAACTTAGGGCGGCTGTACGTAGGGAGTTGATGGACTCCGGGGGAGCTTGGTGGACTGACTCTGAGCTTAACAATTACCTGGATGCTTGGCAAGACAAGGTAAATGATGAGCTTGAGTTTGTTTGGGGAACTGCGACATACGCTACTTCTTCCAGTACTTGCACTCTTACCGACATTGCCACCGATATACTAAGGCCCAGCCTTGTATATTGGGAGGCTACTCTACTTTCTCCACTCACTACAGAGGAGCTCAGTATTATTAAGCGCGATTGGCGAAATGTGACTACTGGGGGAGTGCCCGCTGTTGTTTACCAGGAGACAGAAGGGGAGTTTGGGTTGTGGCCTCCTCCCGACAGCACGGGCACGCTTACCTTGGAGTACCCGGTCAAGCTGTCGTTTTCCACCGACACGGACACTTGCAATCTTCCTCCATGGACGCGGTACAGTTGCGTGGATTATTGTGCGTACAGGGCCTATGCTCGGAATGGGCCGACAGCGGACATGAGCCGGGCTTTGGCCTACAAAGCAGCGTTCAAGGAGCGTTTGCTGAAGTATAAGAAAGTAAAAAGGAAGTTCTTCCCGAGGCTGTATACAGGTTTTGTTGAGGCTGAAGACTTCGAGAAGAGACTTGTTAGTCCGTCGTTTGGAGGTTTAGACGTGATTGTTACCGGGCCTTCTGGTTTGGCGTTTTATGATGAGGTACCCTCTGGGACCATTAATGGTTCAAATGATACGTTCACGCTCACTCACTCCCCCAGCCCAACAGACAGCTTGAAGCTGTTTTTGGATGGCGTGTTGCTGAAGCAAGACACTCACTATACGCTTAGTGGCAGCACAATTACGTTTGTTGCAGCGTATATTCCACAGACCGGGCAGACACTGTTTGCTAGCTACAGGTACGCTACGTAGGGGGGGGCGTTATGAGTCTTGTTACGGATGTTCAAGAAATTTTGGGGGAAGCCGGAGGTGCGACGTTCTGGACCAAGGACCACATTTACGATGCTCTGAATGACGCCCTGTTTGACGAGTATACGCTGGACCACAATAGTGTTGTCGTTGGGACTAGTATTTGCTCTGCAGGGAACCCATGGATGAATATTCCCAGCAACGTGATGATTCCCCAAACAATCAGCTATAATGGGCAGGACTATTGGCCTACCACGTATGCCGAGTTGGAAAGGTATTCGAGTACGTGGAAGGGGAAGACGGCTGACCGTCCTGTTGCGTTTGTTCCCGTATCATGGAATGTTCTTCGTGTTTGGCCGGTACCGGATGCGCGATATGAGTTCATTGTTAGGGGAGTTCCATGGCCTGCTGAGATTGCGGCTGGCACGGAAGATGTAGCACTGAACTCTATTTGCAAGAGAGCGATTGAGCTAAAAGCTGCCTCCAGGCTGGTCAGGAATACACTTCCTTTGTTCGCTAGAATGTGGGAGGCGGAGGCCCTCGAAGAAAAAGCCAAGTGGAAGAAGCATCAACGTAACAGGAGAGGGAAGTTTCGCTTTAACCGGCTACGACCAGTAACCAACTATACTGTTGGTCAGCGTGGAGCTATATCAGTAATTAAGAGTTGGAGCTAGGCGTGAAAAGAGAACAGCATTTGGTTGTGTTCAACAAAGTCAACTCTCGTGCTGCCGAGCATCTTCTCGCTGAGGACGAGGTAGCAACTGCTACTAACGTTGACTTTGCAATGGGGGCTGGCGGGGCACGTGTGAGAAGGGGGAGTTGGAAGCGGTACACTGCCGGAACCGGAACAGTCACCCAGTTGTACAGACACTATGACTTGGGTTTGGGCAGTGACTCCAGGGTGTTTGCGATTAGTGGGAAGGATTTGTACCAAGGCTACACTGGGACGTTCAGCCTGGTGCAGAGTGGCGGGCTCAATGATGCTAATGGCATTACGTCATATGGGAACCGAGTATATGTGTCTCTTACACCTGGAGGCAGTTCTGTAGCTGTTGATACTGACGGGTCTGCTGTGCCTTGGCCACCGGGAGCTCCGTCTGGCGCTCCTACAATTGGGAGCTCTACTCTTACTCCACTGACCGTAGTTTCGACAATGACGGTCGAGGAGGGTACAGACGGGGGAGCAACTTCCGGAACATCTACAGGGACTACTGACGCTACTACATTGAGGCTCGAATTCAGGCATGTTCCTGGCACTAGCGACTTGTCGGTTAATGGCACGCACACGATAGGGGACTATGGCATTCATGGAGTATCGCTGAAAATCAGCGATCCTGCCAAGGTTGTGAAAGTGTCTCAAGATTATTCTATTGGGGATGCGACCTTCACGAACTTTTGGCACACTGAAATGGATGTTTTGTTGGAGTACAAGAGCCTAGCTGACCCGGAGACTCTCGTAGACTCACTATTGCAGAGCGACACTGGGACAGCGGTAAATGCCGATCAGCGTGAGGCAATGGTCAGCATTGCGAGGGACGCTGTTCGGGTTCCTGTGTCCCATGTGGCTGCCGCCAAGGACTCTTGGACGGTCTGGAAGACGATGAGGCCGGACTTTAAATTGATTGGGGAAGGCGGCTCGTGGAGTAATATTGGGGCGGTCCGGGTTGTTATTGAAGCGCGGGACCTTGTCACTGTTGAGCTTACCGATTTCAACATATCAGGGGCCGAGGACTACCCGCTCAACGATGCTAATGTGGGGTATGCGTATTGGGAGACCTGGGTGGAGAAGGACTCTGACGGTAACATTATTAGTGAGAGTGCCCCGAGCCCTGTGAGTGGTCGAGTGAAGATGCAGTATGCTCAGGCCACCGCAACATTTGCCGACGCTGCTCCGGCAACTCCTTACACGCACAGAATATTGTATGCTCAGGGCGGGTACATGCAGCAACCTTACGCAGTGGCGACGGTTACCGGCACTGCAACTACCGCAGTCCACAACATAACGGACGTGACGGCGATTAGTCGGGGGCGGCCCTTGGACACGGGGGTTTTGTCCGCTCTCTACAATAACATAACTGTTGCAAGCAAGCCCTTCCTCAACAGAATATTTCTTGGGCACATTAACGAGTTGATGTGGACGGTGCCCGGAAAGCCCAACACTATCCTTACCGGCAATAGTGCCACGGTAAGTCACAAAGGGGACCCAATCAGAGCAATCATTCCCTGGGCATCCACCCTAGTTATTGTCAATAGGGACACGATTTATGAGATGCATGGGAATGTCTTTGAAGGGAGAGGGCAAGACTGGGTGCTG